GTGGCGCGAGTGTGCCCCGTAGGCCAGGAGAGTGGCCTACGGGGCACGGGTGAGGCTAGACGCGCGCGTCATCGTTCAGCGCGCATCCGCAGGGCTCGGGTGGTTCAGGTTCGAGCCTCACGACGTCGACGATGATGGAGTCGACGTCGCCCGCCTGTCCGATCAGGTGCGCAGTCATGAGGATGGAACGCGCGATACGCTGCACACTCTCGACGTCAAGCGCACCCTGTATCGCACCGTCGATGATGAACGTAGGGACCTGCCGCGTGGACTGCCACGCGTCGCCGCGCCCGTCGCGCGTCGTGATGTTCACGTGAGCCGAGACTAGCCAAAGGTTGTCCATCCTGTATTGCATCGCCCTATCCTCTCCATCGGTGGTGACTAGTTGCGCACCGCCCGCACCGCTTGCGCGGTGCGCACGGAAGGCCACTAGGCGAATCGCGTACGGTTGTGCGCGTGCGCCAGTTCCCACGCGCCACCACCGACCTTGACCTTAAGACCGCCATCCCATGCCACGCGCACGCTCCTGTCATCGCGCGACGCGTCGCTTAAGACACGCGCAAGCGTGTCACGCTCGTATCGGGTGAGTAGCCTCACGTCCATCGCCGTTCCCTTCCCTCGTGGGCTCACTAGCGTGGCCTCACGTATGACGCTACTCGCCCGCTTGCCAGTGCGCAACAGGGAATGGCAACGCATGATGTGTAACGCCGGCGTGACAGAGCTCATGCGTGCACCTGGTCGCACTGCACTGCACTCGCACGCGTGCACGCGTGACGTGCGTGTGCTTGGCACAACGCTTGGTACAAAGAGCATGACAGTCATGGGCTAACAGAGTTAGCTCATGCGTGCGCTAAGGACACGCAAGCCGCGCCCGTGCTGTACCCATACGCGCTCATCCAGCCTGGCAGGCATCGTGCCTGCCGCGCGCCCCACTGATATGAGCACACATCACGAGCTGCAAAGGGCCGGCAAAGATAACGGCACGCGGCTTTACTAGCACTTGACCCGGGGTATGTTAAATGCGGCCCCCACTCATTGTGTGTCACAGTACAATTCACGTTTTCGCGCACCCGACCCCCATAAACAATGCACGCGCGGTCGACTCGGGGGGTCGCGTACGACCCGGGGGTCGAATCGGACATACCGGTACACGTCGGGCACCCGTAGAAAATGTGACCAAGATCACATTCCGTGTGAACGTGCAGGTCAACCGGGGTGCGTGTCAGGCATTGCCTGACAATACCTTAGCGCGCGTGTGCGCCTACCCCCCGACCGCACAGCACCCGTTCTTATTGGGAAGAGCCGCTACGCGGCGAACGAGCGAAGCGAGTGAGCCGGTCGGTACTACTCGCTTTACAGCGAGTACGTAGCCCAAGCGAAGTACGAGCGACTAGCTCGCTCGCTACGCTCGCTCGCCCGGCGTGCAATTCCCCGCGGCGACGAATCACTACCCGGCAACCGCATCCATTCCTTTGGTCATTCCTGCGGCGACGAAAGCATTTTCCGTTTCGTGGCGATGCAGTATCAACAACGCGCACGCGAGGCGACAAACGCGGCCGTGCGGCGACGCACCCTACAACACCCTAGAACCGGAGGCACGCGTGCGCGTCATCGCGATGCCTGCGGCGAAGGCGGAAGTGCTCGAAGCGATCGGCAAGGGCTGGCAGGTTGCCGAGTCGATGCAGAGCGTCGGCCGCACCGTTAAGACGTACGAGGTATGGCGCAAGATCGACCCGGACTTCAAGGCCGGGATCGAGCGTTGCCGTCAGCAGCTAGCCCTGGCGAACGAGCGCGGGTCCAACGCGCCGGATCTTGCCAATATGTCGTTTCCCGATTTCCGCAAGCGGTTCCTCGACCAAGATACCTACCGTCACCAGCAGGCGTGGATCGACGTGCTGGAGGGGCGGGACTACACGCCGCTGGAGAACGAGCAGTACACCCCCGGGAAGAACCGCCGACGCGTGCTGCTCAACACGCCACCGTTTTTTGCTAAGACGTCGACACTTACCGTCGAGTATTCGCTGTATCGCATCTGCATGAACCCCGACGTGCGCATCATCCTCGTGTCGAAGACGCAGGCGCAGGCGAAGAAGTTCCTGTACGCCATCAAGAAGCGGCTGACCGATCGCCGCTGGTTCGCGTTGCAGGACGCGTTCGCCCCTACGGGCGGCTTCCGCGGGACGGGCGAGTGGTCGCAGAACAAGATCTACGTCGGCGGCGGCGCGTCGGGCGAGAAGGACCCCACCGTCGAAGCCTTGGGTATTGGCGGGCAGATCTACGGCGCACGCGCGGACCTCATCATCCTCGATGATGTGGCCGACGTAGGCAATGCGCACGAGTTTGAGAAGCAGATCGACTGGCTTGCGCAGGACGTGGCATCGCGCCTGTTCGACGGCATCCTCCTGGTGGTGGGGACGCGCGTCGGGCAGCAGGACATCTACAGCGAGCTGATGAACGGCGAGCGGTACCTGTCGGGCTCTAGCCCGTGGACCCACCTGGCGCAGCCGGCCGTCCTGCAATTTGCGGACGATCCCGTCGATTGGGTCACCCTGTGGCCTCGCAGCTCCAAGCCGCTCGATACCGAGAGCGACGAACTTCCCGGGTGCGACGGCACCTACCCGGCTTGGGACGGACCTCGCTTGAGCGAGATCCGCGAGGACAAGAAGAGCAAGACGTGGGCGCTGGTGTATCAGCAGCAGTCGGGTGTTGGCGAGGACGCCACATTCACTCCGCTGAATGTCCTGTCGTCGGTTGACCGGCGACGCAAGCCAGGTCCCCTCGTGGCGGGCGCGTGGGGCCACCCCCGCGCGGGCGGCGAGGGCATGTGGACCATCGCGTCGATGGACCCCGCGATGACGGGCGACACGTTCACCATCGTGGGGAAGGTGGACCGGTCGGACCAGAAGCGGTGGATCGAGCAAGCGTGGGTGCAGGGGTCGCCTTCTCCCCGCTACATCCGCGACCTCATCAAGCGCGTGACGGTCGAGTACGGCGTGAACGAATGGGTGATCGAGAAGAACGCGTTCCAGTTGTTCCTCACGATGGACCCGGAGATCACGACGTTCCTCGCGTCTAGGGGAGTGAAGATCACTCCCCACTACACGTCGAACAACAAAAGCGACCCCGACTTCGGTGTCGCATCGGTTGCGGCGCTGTTCGGTACGAGCCGCCGCATCAACGAAGGCGCCGGCCGCGAGGTGCACAACAAGGACAACCTGATCGACCTGCCTGACCAGTCGATGAGCCAGGGCATCAAGACGCTGATCGAAGAACTGATGCTGTGGGTTCCTGGTAAGCGCGGGACGCAGCTTCGGCAGGACGGCCCGATGGCGCTGTGGTTCTTCGAGTTGCGCGCCCGTCAGATCCTCGGATTCGACCGCGACCGACCGGCCGCGACGCACCAAGCGATCCCCTTCATGTCAAGGGGGCGTGCCCGCCTGAGGGCGACGAATCCAATGCCGTTCCACGGCTTGAAGGTGGGTTAGCATGTCCGACGACCGCACTCTCGGCCAGGTGGCCGCACGCGTGGAGGTGATGCGTCACCGTCAGGCTACGCGCGACGTGCGCGCCGCTGAGGTGCGGGCGGTGCGGCATGGCGACTTCGACGCCGTTGCGCCTGGTCTGTTCTCGGACGATTGGCCCCGGCCGATCGTTGCCAACCGCATCGACGTGATGGCGAAGCACGCCGCTGCGGCGTTGTCGCCGCTGCCCATCATCTCGTGCGAATCCATCACATCCACGTCCGACCGCGCGCGCGCGTTTGCCGACACGCGGTCCAAGATCGCCAACCACTACTCCAAGCGTAGCCGTTTGCAGTCGCAGATGCAGCGTGGGGCGGACCAGTTCTACTCGTACGGCCTCATCGTCACTTCCGTCGAGCCGGACGTCGAGTCGGCTTTCCCGCACATCTTCATCGAAGACAGCATCGGGTTCTACCCGGTGTGGGACCGCCAGGGGCGGACGGTCGAGATCGCGCGCGTGTTCACGCGCGAGCCGGGTGAGCTGATTGCCGAGTTCCCCGAGCAGACGGCGGCTATCCGTGAGGCCACGAGGGGCGCGGCGTTCTCGCCGGAAGGGCCGCTCGAAGTCACGAAGTACGTCAATGCCAAGCGCATCGTCATGTACTTCTCGAAGTTCGGCGAGCAGCACCCGCTGATCGACATGTCCAACCCGCTCGGTCGT